GTTCAGGGCGAGGACACCAACACGGGCATCTTCTTCCCGGCTGCGGATACGATTGCGTTTGCCGAAGGTGGGGCCGAGGTTGCTCGGTTTGATAGCAGCGGGAATTTGGGGATTGGGACGACAAGCCCAACCGCTGGTTATCGTTTAGATGTCAGAGGCCAAGCCCAGATTGGAGATGGGGGTGGCAACGCTGACATCAACTTTAACGCCAGCAACATTGGACGTTTCCTAATCGCTGGAACAGAACGCGCCCGCATTGACAGCAGCGGGAACCTGATGGTGGGGACGACGAGCGACATTGGCGGGCTTGGTGGCAGGGTTCAGATTGCATCTGGTGGAAGCCGTGGCATTGTGCAGTCTACTAACGCCAACGTCAGGATGCAGGAGTATCTAGTTTCAAGCTCAACCGTGGGCTTCATTTCTAATAACGGCACAGCGACCACTTACGCCACTTCTTCCGACTACCGCCTGAAGGAAAACGTCGCGCCGATGCAAAACGCATTGGACACGGTGGCGCGGCTTAACCCTGTGACCTACACTTGGAAGGCTGACGGATCGGCGGGCCAAGGCTTCATCGCCCACGAACTGCAAGCTGTTGTCCCCGACTGCGTGACGGGTGAGAAAGACGCTGTGGATGAGACGGGCAACCCGCAGTATCAGGGTGTCGATACCAGCTTCTTGGTGGCAACCCTCGTCGCTGCGATCAAAGAGCAACAGGCTATCATCACCGCCCTCACCGCCCGCATCACCGCACTGGAGGCCAACTAATGTCCCAACTCCGCACAAACGCGATCCTCGACGCCTCTGGTGGCAACACGGCTACGATCAACACTGTGCCTCTGCGCCCCGGTGTTCTTGACCCTGAGAACCGCATCATCAACGGGGCCTTCGACTTCTGGCAGCGGGGGACGAGTTTTACTTCTTCTGGCTATGGGGCTGATCGGTGGTCTCAGGCTATTGATGGCGGGACGGTTACGCAGTCTCGTCAGGCGTTTGCTCTTGGCGACACCTTTGGCAACAATAACCCCACGTTTTTCTATCGGCAAACGGTCAGCGGGCAGTCAACTTCTGCCCAGTATGCAATCATTTCTCACGCAGTTGAGAGCGTCCGTTCTTATGCTGGCCAGACAATCACCCTTCTGGGTTGGGCGCGTCGGTCATCTGGCTCTGGCAATATGGCTGTGGAGGGTGGCCAAGTTTTTGGCTCCGGAGGCTCCCCATCCTCTACTGTTCTTCTGTCTCCGCAAACTGTGACACTCACCTCGTCGTGGGCTGCGTTTGCTGTCACTATTGCTGTGCCGTCGATCAGCGGCAAGACGCTGGGAACAAACAACAACGACTACTTCCGAGTGTCCTTCTGGACCAGCGCCGGGTCAACATACAACGCCCGCACCAACTCCCTCGGCCTGCAAACCATCGGCGTTGACCTGTGGGGCATCCACATCAAGCAAGGCACCCACACGACCTCTGCCGTGGACCTCTATCGCCAGCCTGAACTGGGGCCGGAGTTGGCGAGATGCCAGCGGTATTATCAGGTGTTTGTAAGCAGTGGAGCAGTGTTTGCTGGCCGTGCATCAGGAACCGCCGGAGTAATCTACGGTGTCCCATTGACCGTGCCAATGCGCTTTAATCCTTCTGCGACCAATGCAAACATGATCTTCTTTGGCCCATCCTCTTTTGGTTCCTCATCTGGCGGGACAAACACCCTTGTTGCATACAGCAGCAGCGGCATATCTTCTCAAGCGTCTTTTGTGAAGACAGGCTTTACGGGGGTGGTAGATGATCGGGCTACCAACGTGTATCTTACTGGAGACATGTCCTTGGACGCGGAGTTGTAAGCCATGAACATCACCTCAGCCCAATATATAAACCACCTAGGCGAACGCATCGGCATCAAGGCCACCATCGACGGCACCGAGTGGTCCGTCCCCTTGGCACCGGGCAACCGTCACTACGACGAAATCATGCGTCAGGTCGAAGCTGGCACCCTTGTGATCCAAGAGGCTGACGCAGCATGACACCTGAGATGCTCTGGAC